TGTCATTCCACAGATGGGCGGCGTTATGCAGATGCTTGGTGGTAAACGTGATGACTCCGGTCAGCAACAAACACGCCAGCAATCAGGTCAACAACCGCAACAACAGCAGCCACCAAAACAACAAAGCCCACAAGGATGCAATGAGCCTCCGATGGACTTTGATGATTCAATACCCTTCTAAATGGTGATTTAGTTTGACGCGATACCCCTTTCTGAATATAATTCACAAAAGCAGAAAGGGGTTAATATATGAAATTATGTAAAAGATGCGGAATTGAAAAGGACGAAGGTTCTTTCTATAAAGGCGCAGGTATGAAGTGCAAGGATTGCACAAAGAGTGATGTTAGAGAAAATCTAAAGAATGTTGGTGATGCTTATGATAAAACAGAAAAAGGTGTAATCAGGGTTATATACAAGACGCAGAAAAGACACAATAAACTCAGAGGACATGGTGAAATTCCTTACTCAAAAGCCGAATTGTCATCATGGCTATACACCAATGGATTCAAGAGGCTTTATGATGAGTGGGTTTCCTCTGGTTATCTTAGTGACTTAAAGCCAAGCGTTGACAGGATTAATGATTTTATTGGTTATAGTTTTGACAACATAAGGCTTGGAACATGGAGGATGAATAGAAATCATCAAAAGCAAGATATATTGTCTGGAGTAAACAAGAGTGGAAGAAGATGCAAGAGAGTCATAAAACTTGATTCAGATTACAATCTTATTTGTGAATATCCATCATATAATTCAGCGGCGCGCGACTGTGGTTATTCAATTGAGTATCAAATAAAAAATGGCGTTAAATGCAGGAATGGATTTTTTTGGGCTTATAAATCTTAGTGCATATCTCACTTTCTGATGATAATAATAACCCCGCCGAAGCGGGGTTTATTAATAGCAATCAGACATCAGCTCCAGCCGCGTTTTTCCATGTGCTGCTAACCAACGGCCACTTTTAATGGTAATGCCTCCAGCGCACCCCTACGGGGGCACGCGAGGCTGATTGAGTGGAGGGATGCCCTCGCTTGAGTACATCACTTTTCAGTCTACACAGAAGCACGAACAATACTTGTGTATTGACCAGCACACGAAACTCACTCTACTAGCCACTTCAGACCAGATAATTATTGTTTTATTGGCGGGGGATTTCATTTAGTTTTGGAGTTCAACCGTTGATTTATGTACAATACCCCGGGTCGCATCCCCACCTTGTAAGATGAACTTCATAAGTGTGGCGGATGGAACCTCTAATAATCCAAGTCCCTGTGAAAGACCTCCGCCACCAACTGCATAAGCTTCACATTTATGTAAGTTAAACCCAGTAGGCGCAGCAACCCATACCACTCCATTAGCATCAAGGGCTGATACTGTCCATGTGCTTTGTTCGTAAAATCCATTACCTACGTAGTACCATCCAGGACCAGGCTTAAGGGCATCAGCCAGGCCATTGTTACGACAGTAGTCAATAACTCTTTTGTTTGCGCGGCTTACTTTAAGATAGTTAGTACATGCTACATTCCCACCGTTGAAAAACAATCTATTGCCTGACAATGCTGAATACAGATATTTATCTACAGACTCAAGATTGTTAAATGAATTGGCAGATGCTGACATATTCATGCCATTTACAGTAATGTCATTACCTGTATTATTGAATGAAAAAATTGCTCTTGTTGCTGCTGGTATTGTAACTTCAGTTTGAGAATATTTGTTGGCAATTGTGTATCTTGCTGTATGTGCCCCGCTTGAGTTCATGTATGTAATGCTATAAACAAATCCAAAATTTGCAGTTATGTTTTTGTTGTTTTGGTCAGCAAGGAACAGTAACCCATTATAGAATTCAACCCCTAGTTCAAATGTGAGGTACTCACAATTGCTTCCCAGCTGTACTGCAATTGGTGTTTCGTTTGCACTATCCCAGATAGCTCCCTCGGTTGAGTTAAGAACTTCTACATAACCACGGAAAAAACCATACTGACATTTGTCAAGATAAATTGGGAATGGACATCCTCCTATCTCAACTCGCAGATCAAATGAAGTAGTTGGACCTGTAACGCCAACAGGAACTGTGTGTTCTGGTGTTGGTGATACAGGGTCAAAATAGATCCCTTTATGACAACTCAAAACACGTATAGTACCGACCATCCCCCAACATCCGTACCCATATACACCGAACTCTCCGCCCCACACGCTTACATCGACTTTTGCTTTGATCGCATCATTCATATGAAGGCAAATTGACAGGTCACCTTTAACAGCAGACATCCATGCAACATTTGACCACTCAAGAGAAAAACCCTGGAATACAACACCATTTACAAACCCATTTGTTGATGCTGTATCAGATGCTTTTTTTACTTTCACAATGCAGATATCGCCAATATTTGTTGATGATGTTACTGATGGTTTATCTTTAATTATCATTGTCCCATGAAAATGATCAGACTGCGGGCCTGCAATAAAGCAACTATTAATATCCAGCATCAATGTGTCGAGAGATGAGAATCTGTATTTCTTCAACGTTGGGCATCTTACTGAGCACTTTAAACTACGTGCTACTGTGTCTGCTTTTTGCATTGCGGCCCAGTCAATTGACTGAGATAAACTTGTTGCAAGCGGATACACCAATTGCGCATCAGTTAGAGTGGTGTATTTTTCTGATAATAGATGAAGAGTTCCATCTCCTATTGCTCCAAACTGCTCTGGTGTTACATAATATAATGCCTGAGATAAATTACCAGATTGCTGAACGCCTACTCTAGTTGGGTCTACTAATGGTTCTCCGGGTGAATTTAATTCACCCCTTAAAACTGCATCACCGACACTAACCCATGCTCCTAATTTAACACCGCCAGTACTATCTGGAGTTGAACCAGCAGGCACTATTTTAGGTAATTCACCATCCCATCGGTAATATTCTCCAGTAGCTTCATAACGCAGAGTCTGATTGGGAAGCGTCAGTGCCGCACCATCTTCGAAGCTATCCATTGTGATGTAGCCATAATTACGGATAGCCTCTTCTGCTGTGTACTGAAATCCAGCAATTGTCCAGCGGCGTACGCCGAAGCGATCAGTATAGTAATGCGCATCAGATGTCACTACCTCATCAATCTTCCCGGCGTTAAACTTGAGGTCGCGCGGGTCTTCTGACGGAATTGGTTTATTAGTTGGTGTGGTAGCCATTATAATAAATGCTCCTTTGTGAATTTGATGTATATTGTATCACGATGACGTGATGTTATATTCGTACATGTCGTCGCTGTACTCACTCATTGTCAGCGTTGTTGTTCCATCACTTCCCGGATTCTTCTGGCTTACAACCCACAAAGTGGTATCCAGTTCTTTCTCCGTGCTCAGAACGTAACGGGATTCAGATTGCACATTAGTGCCATCCCAAATATTCAACTCGAAATCAGACGGAAGGTTGCAAGTGAATGTATGCAATCCTGTTACCGTCGCTGGCAATCTGTCTGACACGCTGCCGTCGGAGCTGGTTATTACAACATAAAGATTATCATCAGCCGTTAGCTGCTCGCTGGTCGTGAATACGTTTCCGTTTCTCGCTTCAATAACGCCAGTCTGCTGCACATCATCATACATATCAACAACCTGAATCATGTCGCCAACGTTAACCCATTCTCCGTCTGCCAGTGCTTTAATTTCCATGCTGCGGCGAGAATAAATCAAACGGCGACACTCAAGGATTGCACGATCAACAGCCTGATGGCGATTGCGAACATAAAGCATGTCGAATTTCTTCGCTTTAGTTGGCTCGCATTCTACAATTCCGCTGTCGGTAATTCGATAGTAAATGTTGGCCTGCTTGTTCGTTGTTGGGTCGCGATATTCTACGTTAACGCCATCATAAGTGCCGGGAAGACTGATGTCATAGCTCAGCTTGTACCCGTCGCTCTGCGTGTTTCTGGTGTTGAATACAGTAGCTGGATATTCTCGCTTTTCATCGCGAGAGAAGCTCATTACCCCATCATCCCAGAATGCAGTGACTCGTGCTGCGTCGCATATTGTTTGCAGACGCTCGCCGATGCTCTTATCCTCATCGTCAAACGTGTAATCGAAATAACCAAGTCGCTCATCAGGCAGGCTATCGGCAATTTCATACAGCTTCACGATGTCGATCGTGTTTTCTGGATTGCCAGCGGTAATCAACCAGTTATGCAGAACAGCATCAGCAAAGCTACGAGATGGTGCAAGCGTGTAGCGGACCGTGCCAGTATCGCGGTTGTATCCGATGGTATGGCGCGTGATTAATGCATTATATTTCCTGTCTCGGCTTCCTGTTGCATTTTCTGTGGCTCTCACAACCACTTTAACCACCGTATCATCTGGATACGAGACGTTGGTTCGCGTGACTATTGAGTGAATCTCCTCAAGCTGAAGAATTGATGTGTCGGAGCTGTTGTTTGTTCGTCGCATCTGAATCGCGTAGCGACCAGTTCCAGCGGATGGTGTTAACTTTATTGTGTAGTAGAACGTGTCGTTTCTGTCCACATCCTGATAATAGTTCATCGACTGATATGTTCCGGGAATCTGAACGTTATCGTCATCAATCTTCCACCACTCAATGAATACGCTGAAATCATTACCGTCATTGGTCTGGTGTTGCAGGTGCACCCAAAGCTGATCACCATCAATCGGTGAAAAGTACGGACCGGAAACAATCGGCTGGTTATCTGTCAGATTGAAATAGGTGTTATTAATCGTCACGCCATTCAGTGATGATATTGGTGCACCTGAGTAGTTGATGCTGTTAATAATAAATGTGTACCAGTAGTTTACTGGTGGCAATCCACCATCATCAGTTTCTGTTGCAGATACGAGTCTTCCTGATAGCGTAACGTTTTCGGTGACAGATGCGCCACCTCCTTGCGCATAAGTGATATTCAGCTTGAATACCACGTCATGAGGCATGGTCAGATCAACGAAGTAATCGAATGCTGAGTTTTTCGGTATTTTGACAGCAATCTGACCGCCAGCAAATTCTGTTTCTGTGACCGTGGTTGTTGTTGCCGTTTCAATAACCACTGGCGGAGGGTCGGTATCCAGTTCATTTGGCCCGTAAAGCTCCTGCCCATCAACATCATCAAATGCGTAAGGTTCGTACACAACAGGAATAACTTCCCCCGGCTGATAAATGGTGTAACTAGCCCCAGCCAGTGAGCCGAGGTTTGATTCAGAGTAACGCACGGAAGATACATCATACTTACCGAGGCCAAAGTTCATGAACTCGGTGACATATTTAATATTATTGATGTATTCAAACAATGATTCCTGAAGCAAATCAGGAAACGCGCGAATCTGCCCGAAGTTATCAGGTCGCGCCTCACCGTTGCGCGCAATATTGGTTTGCGCTTTCAGGCTGGTGTTTGGTGATGTTTTTGAGCTGGTATCCGTTTTTGGTGTGGATACCTTCGGCGTAAGGAAGGAGAAAATCTTCGTTACTGGCTTCAGTATCGCACCGATAAGGTCGCCGATTGCGCCGGATGGCTGGCAATAAACGTTGACCACATCGCCATCTCGCAGGCAGAAAGAAAGCTCATCATCTTCACCAAGCACTCTGCCATTTACCGCAATCGAAATGCTGGCTGGTAGGTTGGATTTATTCAGCCACTTCCACAGGTTAGTACCAGCTGGCACAATCCCCGTTTCTTTCGGTGTGCCCGGCATCTTCTGAACATGAATTACTGGCATAGGTGAGAAACCTTAACTTTGTTGATATTTTTTCGAGTGTTCGCAGCCTGTCAAATCTGACTGCCGTTTTCTCGCGCGCATGGAGTATTCTATCACGGCCCCATATCATGGCGATGTGTACCGGAACGTTGCCGCGATATGCTACGACAACATCGCCTGTTGCGGGTGATTGCGTATCCTTCCAGAATGTCACCTCACTATCGAAGCAGGTAACAAAAGAGCCGCCATTATCATAACTGTCGTCATGATGAATATTGATGCCACGACACAGGCGGTAATAAAGCACCACCAGCCCCCAGCAATCAACTGCATCAACATGGCAGCACCTGTCTTTGTATGGTTTGCCAAACATTAACTGCGCAAATTCTTCATCAGACATTACGCAGTCCGGGGAATTGAGCGATGTCATAAAGTTTTGCCACGTTTCCTTTGATTGGGTTTTTGATTGACAAAGTCACGGTGACGTCAGAGCCGTCCATTGCCACATCGCTGACATAAAGGCGATATGGTTTTAATGGTGTATTGGTGTCAGTTTCTTCAAACCTCTGATACAGCGCGCTGATTGGCTCAATGCGACCGGAACCAGTCCACAACTTTAGACATTGCTTGAAGTCATTAGCCAGACGCGCAAACTTAACGGTTGCGTTAATGGCTGGAGTGTTCGACTGCTGAGACTGCGTAATATCCATGCGCACTGGGAGATATGTTTCTCCACCAAGCACCATTTCATCCAGTACGTTAGCAACAAGTCGCACATAACCAAATGACGAGTGATAAAACGTTATCGTGTCGAATAACGCCCAGTTAGGGCGCTTTGCTTTATAATCGCGTAATGATGGCATTATGGGTACTCCGGTAGGTCACGGTTAACAACTTCATCCAGCCAGCTATACCATCTGTAATCCAGTTCAACCAGAACATCATCAAACTCGTCCATCGTGTTATTGAGTTTCTTAGCGATGACACTGCCAGTCCATGTGACCACGCCACCATCAATGCTGGTCTGCACAGGATAATCGGTAAAGTGCAGCGTCTGCTCCTGCAATCCGCTACCGCCGAGGTCAATCATCATGGTGAACCAGTTGTTACACTTATTCAGGTAACGTGAGCTACGCAGCCACTGGATAAATGCGCGCTCTTCTGCCAGTGTAAAAACCCACGTCAGGCTCCATGTCGCTGCAATGTCAGTTGTCAGTTTCTGAAAAATTGGTGCCCCGACCGCAGGCTGGTCACTGCGGAACGGGGTTTGCTGTGTCAGGTTTTTGCTGGCGCGCTGTGCGAGTGGCAGCCAGTCAGGGTATTTGATGATAGCCATTATTCTGTTGCTCTCCTGTTGGTATTGTAATTTCTAGAAATGGCCTGCCCTATCGGGCCATTTTCCGAAATGTCACTAACAATAGTCTCAATTGTCACGCTGCCGTCACCATTATCTCTTGCGGTTGATGAGGTTGTTGCCCCGCTGCTGGTATTGATGACGTTATTATAAATAACGATACCACTACCACCTCCAGTCAGGTCTTTGTTGCTGATAACGCGACCACTATCCCCCGGGATCATGTACTGATGACCGTTTGATGCCTGGAATATCTCAGGGAGGTTATTCTCGCCCACCCTGTACATCGAGCCTTCCTGCGCTGGTCCGCCGTTTTTCAGCGCGCCAGCAATGGATAGTGTTTTTGCAAGACCAACTGTTGCTGACATCCCGGCCATTGCTGGTGCTGAGTTTGCCCCAGCCGTTGCCAGTGAGGTCATGGCTGCTGCTGGAGCCATTGCTGCTGATATTGCCGCTGCCTGAGCTATTGTCGCTGCAGAAGCCGCGCTCATTCCTGCAGCACCCATGATAGCTGATTTGGCCCAGTCTATACCCATTTGCACAAACGCATTGATAACACTGGACAGGATGTTTGAGCCAATTGATCGCAGAGCATCTGATACAGACATTGAGCCAGTAAGGATGCCAGTAAGCGCATTTCCAGCGGTCTGCCCGAAAGCATCAAACGCCGCCGCAGCCGCTTGCGTTGCTGCGCTTTGCTGACTCCACTCCTGCCACATTGCTTCAAGTCGCTGTTGGCGGTATTGCGCTTCAATTGCTGCGCGAGTCTGCTCAATCTCCGTGATTTTTTGTGGATATGCTGCGGCGTATGCTTCAAGGTCAGCCATATCCTTCTGATAGGATGTTTCTACAGCAAACATTGGTGAGGTTTGTGATTTTAGTGCGCTGTATCCTTTTACGGCATCTATTCTTTTCTTTTCCGCCGCAACCTGTTCCTTCAGTGCATTCTTCTGGTCCCAAATCTTCGCCGCGTACTCACCAGCCAGTTTTATTTGTTCCTGAGTTGCCGCCTTGCCAAGAGATTGCTGAGCGTTGAGAATGGCTTGCTCGCGTGATAGTTCTTTTGTGGATTCTGCCTGACCAGCAAGTAGAGCCTCCTGCCGCAGTTTATTTAATTTCTGCTGGATGGTTTCCTGTTGATTTAGTTCAGTCTTAAGCTGGTTATTTGCATTGCGCTCATCCCTTGCCGCTTGTGCATTTTTCTCCTGCTGACGATATGTCTCAAGTCTGACATTGTAATATTCACGAAACGCAGCGGTATTCTGCTTTAATCCCTGAGCTTCAGCATCACGCCACGCCTGAGCTTTTAGCTTTTCATCGCCAGTTTGTTTCTCAATAAATAATGTCTGGCGAGCGGTTTGTAGCGCCTTATCCTGACTTGATGTTAAGGAGTCTGTCATCTCCTTGAGAGCTTTCAGGCGCATTGTTGCGTCAGTTGTTGTGGTAGCAATTTCCAGCAAGCGAGCTGCATATTCTCTTGCCTTTTGCGCGCCAGATGACTGTCCCTCGCCTACCTTTTGCAGAGTAACGATTAACTCATTAAGTTTTTCATTGCTCGGATTTTTGGCGATTTCAGAGAGTTGCTTGGCAAATTCAAAAGCCTGCTGGTCGGTCAAATCAAAGCGACTTGCCAGAGCGCCTACTGTGGCAATCATGTTATTCATCGTGGATTGCCCGGCAAGTCCGGCTGATGCTGCCTGCTTCATCGCTTCACCGAAATCATTGGTGGTGATATTCAGCATGGACAGGTAATCATTAAACGATTTAACGCTGACATTAGCTCCTGACAATGAAGCAAAAAGACGATCGCCAAAGGTTACGAACTCACTGGATGCTTTTGATACTTCCTTAGATACCTTTGAGAGCGCCGCTGAAAGTTCAAGTTGCGCTTGCTGGCGCATCAGTGTTGCAACGGTTGTGTTTGCCCTTGCTAATGCCGCAAACTTATCTGAGTATGCTGCCACGCCATTGCTTGAAACGCTGATAACCTGATCCATTGCAGAAATGGCATCTTTCATGGCATCAATGGCATTTTTGCCGTTACTCAGCGAGGCCATCAGTGAACCAGCAATAACTGTCGCAATTGTCAATACTGCGCCAGCTACCGGACTGAATACAGATGCAAGTTGTGAACCTTGCTGACTGAATGCAACAAGCGCAGACTGACCACTTTGAACCTGAACAATAAAGTCCTGAACCTGATAGCCACCCTGTTGCAGCGCGTTCCTGAAACCGTTTGTGGATTTGCCAGCCGACTCTGTACCGTTTTTCATGTCGTACAGGCGACCAGTCAGCTCAGCAATCTTGGCCTTTTGTGCGTCAGTTGCGCCATCTCCAGCTCTGAGTTGTGCTGCAAGAATGGCTGCGCTTCGTGCGCCGTTTTCCATTTGCTCTTCAAGAATTGCAACCTGATTTCCGAGACTTTCAATTAATCTTTCTGTGCCAGATATGCTTGCGCCAGCGCCGCCAGTAGATGTACCAAGCTCACGAATAGCAGTCGTAACAGCATTAATTGAGGTTTCCAGTCTGCCAGTAGAAACAGCGGCTTGTTGCTGTTGCTGCTGCATCATGGCGAGTTGCTGATTTAGAGCGTCGATAACCTGATTCGCTGACTCAGCAGACTGCGATGTCGATTTGACAGCACTTGCCGCGCCATCACTGGAGGCCGCCATCTTGCTAAGTGTGGCATCAATGCTTTTAACCACGGAGACAAGGGAAGAGAATGCCTTTCCGGTTGAATCAGCCTGACCATCAAGTTTATTTAAATTCTTCGTGGAGCCACTTACAGCTGAGTCAAATTTTGATAACTCTGATTCCGCTGAGCTTGCTCCTGCTTTAAGCCCGGATACATCCATCCCGACTTCATAGACAATTCCGCCGACTTCTTCAGCCATTATGTATTCCTCGCTTTTTTCGCTTTGCGTTCAGTCAGTGCCTTCATGCGCTCGCGGTCTGCTTTAGCCTGATCGTACTCTGCTGCGCGTTCTTCTTTCGTTAACCCTTTCGGTTCTGGATATTTATTCTTAATCATCATCTGAAACTCTGTCATGGACAGGTTTTCTGCCTCATCACGCGTCATGTCGAAGTGCGTGCGTGCTGAGATGATGTATTGCGACGCATGAAACTCGTTTGTTGTTTTCTTGCCCTGCTCTTCCAGACGTTCAGGAACCTTGAGCGGCGACTTGCCAATGATGCCATGCTGCATCAGATTGCGTGCAATAATAATAATATCACTCACTGGCATGATGCCTGGAACATACCGCACGCCGCGCGGTGTTAGTTTCCATCCACCAATCAGCACAGAAATATCATCTTCACAGCATGACTGCATGACGATATAGGCCGCGCTCAGCACATGGCGACCATACACGGGCTTACTGATGGTCTTCATGACCTGCATCTGCGCGCCAAATGGCAGGTATTCTACGTGCTGTAATGGAGCAATATAATCAATGCCATTGAGTCTTGCGTACACCTCGACGATTTCTTTTGGTGTGCCGATTTCATTCATGGCGCGGAATGATGGCTTGAAGAAAAAACTCCTGTCGGAAAGCGAGATGCGCATCTCTCCGATTTCTGTTAGTGGCGTGCGATTGCTCATGTTTTGCATCCTGAATTTGACTGATGTTGATTATATCATCTCAGTGGTGTTGACACCTGTGAGGTGGTGATGTAGATTCAAGTCATCGAAACGAGTGATGAATAAATGAGGTGAGTTATGAAAATTAAAATGTTGATTGCATCAGCGCTATTGGCTTCTTCCTTTGCTGTCAGTGCGACATCTGAGGTTTGCAAAAACATTGGAGAAATCGCCATGAACACTGCTGATGTTCGCGATAACGGTATCAGCAAGAATCTTGCCGAGGTGGTAGTTAAAGGTTCCGCAAAAAACAACGAATCAGCAGAAATAATCGGCCTTGCTATCGTAGAAATGGTTTATGCACGCAAGGATATGACCAAAGAGCAGTTGCGTGATGTGGCTATTGCTTTGTGCGAAAAGAATGGAATGTAATATCAGCAAGTTGCTAAAAATTGAGGTGAGTTATGGACGTTGTTATTTTGCTGTTTTTTGTTGGTTTGGTGATATTTGCGTACCTTCTGCCATCTTTTGTGGCGCTGCAGCGCAAGCACGTAAACACGACTGCAATCTGCGTACTGAATATTCTTATTGGATGGAGTTTTATTGGATGGGTAGCAGCGCTTGTTTGGGCATTAGTTAAGAGCGACGATAAAAAATGAACGAACAAACAAAAGCTGACCTGATTTTCTACACTGATCTGTATGTTGATGCAGGTTACGACTACGAAGAAGCGGAGCGAATGGCGAAAGATTTGCTTCGTGTGATTGGTGTGATTTTTGATGAGGATAAGGTGATATGAAAAATTATGAAGATATGAGTGATTTTGAGATTAACTCAGCAGTGCATAATGCTCTAATGCAGGAGCCGTACAAAATTGAATTTCTTGGCAATGACAGAATAAGATGGGTGAGAGGTTCAACTGACGTAACGACAGGAAAAGTAGGGTATGGCAAGCGCTCTCTTAAAGACTATTGCAATAATCCAGCTGATGCTGAACCTATTATTATTGAAAACAGAATTGGCACCATTCCAGCACCAGATAATGGATTGTGGAAAGCTGCGCATAGAAAGGTTGGCAATGATGATACGCCATACCATTTTACTCAAGATAAAAACCCGCTCCGCGCCGCTATGATTGTTTTCCTGAAAATGAATGAGGATAAATTATGATACAGTGGATTAAGTGTGGTGAGCGGATGCCTGAAGAAGGCCAAATGGTTCTCACGTCGTTTCGTGGCGTCGTTAGAACTGCGGCATGTAAAGTTGTCGACAACATTGGCAGTAAGATTTTTGTTAGTGAATTAGACCGCTGTCACGGCATTCCAGCTACCCATTGGGTCAATCCACCGCAGCCGCCACAAGAATAAAACAAAGCCCCTTTCGGGGCTTTTTTGTTTATCAGGACACAGTGCAAGCCGTGCTGATGATAATTTCAGGGTCAGTGGACGAGTCAGTCACCGTGACGGTATATACACCAGCGGTTGGGCTTGCCAGTGATGCGCCGGACTCACTGCCGACAACCACACCATCTTTGCGCCACACGTAGGTGTAAGGAGAGACGCCACCTTCAACAGCAACGGTTAACGGGCTGCCAGCCGTTCCAGTTGATTGCAGGTCGGTAGTGAATGCCAGAGGTTCAAGGCTTTCTACGGTAACGCTGTCAGAATCGTAAACCTTAAACTCAAGGCTGCCAGTAACGATGTCGTTTGTGCCACCTTCGTAGCTGATGCTGGTAATGTTGCAGTACGCGGTCACGATAGTCGCACCGGTCACCTCGCGCACCCACAAGGAAGGCTGGCGACGCGCTTTCAGTTCAGTGGTGTAAATCTCAACCAGACGATGGAAACCAAACTCATCGCTCGGGTCATTTTTGCGTATCTCAACCTCTGCGCTGATGGTCATATCAGAGCTGGTAACGAGAGTGGAAACAAAACCGCCAGTGGTGTCAGCTTCAGACGTGGTAGTCTGCGGCGAGTAGTCCACGCCTTTACTGGTGGTTGAGCCTAAATATTTCCAGTCTTCTGCTGCCGGAACTGCGTCACCGCATCCCTCAGCAAGGAACAGTCGAGTCATGCGACCGACCAGAACGCCTTTATCATTTGCACAAATAGCCATTTCGATCTCCGAATTGTGTTAGCTGCTAACGTGGTGATTATATCACAGGTGTTGACAGTGATTATTTTGTGGTGTAGATTGTATTTCAGATAGTTTTCGTGAGCGACTTTGCGGACTTTTTAGAAACTGACCACAAAGATAAATGCAAACGATGATGTTGTTCTGATGGCGGCGTAATAGCCTGTAAGTCAGCAAGGTCTTCCGATTCCTTGTAAACAAATTCGGCGCAGTGGCCCGCTGTGATTAATAATGGGCACACAACAGGTAAGAGCATTGAGTCGATAATCGTGAAGAGTAGGCGCGCTTGGTTAGCCAGTGATCTTTCCGTTGTGGTAATGCCATCTTGATTATTTGGATAGGTTTGCATCCATTGTTATGCCAGTTTCAGTTAATCGCGAAACGCCACAACACTTAACATTCAGCATTAATTGAAAACAATTTTCCGTAATTATGTATAGGGGTATGCAGGGATTACGGAGCTGGATGTTAAGAAAGCACGCTGGCAATGCTTAAACCAGTAATAAAGCCGCTTCATGCGGCTTTATTTATTTCACAACCCGCAAAAGCAACTCATGTACGGGCCGCTTCTCTTCCGTCAGCATCGGCCTACCGAGCGGAGCCTGCAACTGGATGTAGTTAACGCACGAATCAATCGGATGCGTCTTGATGTATTCGATAATTTCATTGGCTTTAGCATCAACATCAGCAACGTTGTACTGGCCTTGCTTGCCAACAACATACAGAGAGAAATAGAAGTCACCGCCGAGTCCATTCATCACCTGCGTGCCGCCGTTGGATTGCAGGACAATAAATTGCTCACTGCCATCTCCAGTGTCATTCCAGAACTGCAATTGCGAAGTCCAGCCATCATACAATCCAGCATCCTGAAGATATGTATCAACCAGTTCAAGCATGTTCACAGTTTCATCTCCTTTTTAATCACGCTATCAACAAGGTCTTTTGTGCGTTGCGCTGCTTTGGTCAGAAATTGCGGTTCACCGCCCGGAGACCAGTACGTGCCATTGCCGTTGCTGCGTGGTTTGCCTGTAAGTTTGCCACTGGCATTGTGGACGTACAGCGCATATTTTGCAGAGTAGCCAACTTTGCCAGTGATCCGCGTTCCGTTAACTTCCACGGTATCAAACTGGCTGTTAATCAGCGTCGATGTATCAATTGGCGTCAACGTGGCTGATTCAGTGCGGATGATGTATGTCGCCGACTTCAGGGCGCGCACAGCTTTCGTGGCAATTATCTCATCCACAATCTGCGATGTTCTTTCTACGGCCTGCCGGATGCCTCTTAATTTCGCTGGCATTATGTCACCAGCGCAAAGTCAGGCGGCTCAGCACGATTGAACGTATTGCCGTAATTAATCACATTCAGAATCTGGTTTGCACCAGCCGCCAGCGGGTCAGCTTCTGTCGCCGTGCCAATCATGATGTAATCACCTACCTTGGCGTCAGTGTATTCCGTCCAGAAGGTATTTTTCTGCACAATCTCATTACCTTTCGCATCAGTCGATACATCATCATTAAAGCCATAATCGCACATGATGCTCACTGGCGCGCCAAAAGTCGGCTTGCCGTACTTGTCAGTGCCGCTTTTGTGCCAGATTGTGCATGGTTGCGTGTAGGAAAACCGAGCCAGTGAAGTCATTTGCATTTACTCCCACGCACAACCGCAAACCACGGCTTGCCGCCGCCGTCAGGGTCTTCCACCAAATCGCCAGTGCATCCTGCTGTATCCAGTAGTTTCATCTGATTGTACAGCGCCACCCACGGCTTACTGCCATACGAGAATGATTGTGATGCACCAGATGGTGCGCTCTGGCTGGTAACGTAGCGCCCGGCGGTATTTGCGCTAATCAGAATTGAAGCCCACAGCATGATCGCATTTTGTCGGCATTCATCATTTGGGTAGCTCAGCTCAAGGCATTCACTGATTGACGCCACAAGGCACAGAATGCCAGACGCATCCGTTGTGGTGATAGTCATCCCGCGCGACGCCATCTGACTGACCAGCTCTTCAGGTGTTGGTGCTGTCATTTCTCTTTGACTCCCGTACTTTCCACCACATCTCAAACAGGTTCTTTATTACCAGCGACAGTGCACCGAGGATTGACGCCACTGCCGCCCACTCCGTCAGGCTGTGTGGAATCATAGCCTCAAAATAAGACTGCGTGACAGGTGTTTGCTCTGCAACTTTCAGGCCGATGCCAGTACCAATAGAGGCATATCCAGCCTTGTCAATCACCTGTCCCGTCGTCCCGCTTATAACCTGCTCTGCGGCCTGCCTTAGTGTTTCGTTCATTGCGAGTCTCGCTGATGATATGTTTCCAGCACTTATAGATTTGAATCAGCGAAAAAACGATGGCGACCACGCCAAGAACAATGTCCAATTTCGCCGCCCCATTTAAAAGTGATGGAAAGGATGAACAGATGGATGCCGATAATAATAAATGCGTACTGCGCATGAAGCGGCGTTTCTACAGGCGTGATAAATTCCCATACGAATGACTCTATCGCTACCAGCCATTCGTAAAGGCTCATCGTCAGCACGCAGAGCGCCATCTTTGTACTTTTGCGCAGCGCAATAGCTGGAAACAACCAGATCATAGACTGCGCAAGGTAATACAGATATTCGGCGGGAAATGAATCAGCAAGCACCCATCCAAGATACACAGACATCGCCATTGCCGGAATGAACACCAGAAACGCAACCATGCCCGTGCAGGCAAAACCCAGCACATACATGATCATGATGGCAATGTCTGCGCCGAACATTATTTCTTACCGCGCGATGGTGAGCGGGTGGAACCGTTTGGCTTCACTGCGCCAGCTTTGCCGCCAGCTTTGGTATTGCCAGTGGCGCGTGAGCGAGACGGCGAATTGGTTGAACCCATGTTTAAATCTCCTGTTGTTTGATTAGCATGATTTTAGCATATTCCTGTTGACGTAGATTAGTGTGGCGTTTATAGTTAGTGACGTAGAAACAACAATAAATGTTAGAGGTGATGGAAATGGAAGGTAAAACAGAAGTTGTGGTTGTTGATGTTTTTTATCAAGCATCAGACGAAGGCATTCCAGCTCACTGGTGCTGCCAGTTTATTCGCGATGGATGGACTGGTTATGAATATTTTGATAACTCAGAAGATGCATATAACTATGCTTACTCACATGGATTTCAAGGATAAACAATGAAAACACTAAGCAAAATCTATTCAGACAAAGAAACGCGCAACGGTATCGCTGTCAATAAAACCTATCTCGTGCCAGTTGAGCAAATCTATCTTGAGCCTGGATACAACATCCGCGAAGCCGATGAACAGCATGTGGAATATTTCGCGCAGTGCTGGGAATCAGGTCAGCCACTGCCAGCATTAACAGTTATTCCTGACGAGAAGGGAATCCGCATTCTTGATGGTCAACATCGCTACCTCGGCGCATTGCGTGCCATTGAGCGTGGCGCACCAATCGTTCGTATTGAGTGTAAGGATTTCACTGGCGATGAGGCGGACAAAATTGCCTTCATGGTGTCATCCAGTCAGGGGAAGCAACTTGACCCGTTTGAGCGCGCAAAGGCTTACACACGACTGAAGGGTTTTGGCTGGACGAATGAAGAAATAGCCAAGAAGGTAGGTCGTTCAGTATCTGACGTGCAGATGCATCTGTCACTGGGTGATGTGCCTGCGGAAGTAAAAGCGCGAATCAGTGCCGGGCAAATCAGCTATGCAAATGCCGTAGCAGTAACTCGCGAGCATGGCGATGATGCGGTAAAAGTTATCGACGAGGCAGTCGAAGAAGCTAAAGCACAAGGCAAAGACAAGGTCACAGCCAAAGTGCTGAAGTCGAAAAAGATTAAGCCAATAGACCGCCTGATTGAGTTATTGAAGCCAGCAGACCATGTGATTCTTCCTGCTGGTCATGTAGTGGCAGAGGATGAGGAGTTTATCCAGATTCCTGTTGCTGATATTCACGAGGTTATGGCAATTCTGGAGAAGATGTGATGATTATAAATGAAGACGTGAAATTAATTCATGGCGATTGCCTGGAAGTCATGAAGTCTATTCCTTACAGTAGCGTTGATTTGATTTTGTGCGATTTGCCGTATGGGACGACACGCAACAAGTGGGATAGCGTTATAGAACTGCAGTCGATGTGGGCCGAGTACAAGCGCATTTCCCGTGGCGCTATCGTGCTCACAGCGCAGGCGCCATTCGACAAGATTCTTGGAGCATCAAATATCGGCATGTTTCGATATGAGTGGATCTGGCAAAAAACGAAAGCAACAGGTCACTTGAACGCAAAGATTCAGCCAATGAAAAACCATGAAAACGTCCTTGTTTTTACAAGTCACTACCAGTGTACAACCCACAGGGACTGGTAAGAAAAGCAGTTCCAACCATAAGAAAGGGTGGAAACAACGGTACGAACTACGGCAAATCAGACAAGGACGCGATTCAGGAATTTGAGAACTACCCGCGCTCAATCATTGCGATACCAAGCGAAGGCAGAACCATTCACCCAACCCAGAAGCCAGTCGCGCTGATGGAGTACCTTGTCCGCACCTACACCAACGAAGGCGACGTGGTTATGGATAACTGCATGGGTAGTGGCACGACCGGAGTCGCCTGCGTGAACACTGGTCGTCGTTTCATCGGAATAGAAAAAGATGATGAGTATTTTGAAATAGCAAAAAAAAAGGATTTTAGGATGAACGCCGAACAATTCATCGAAAAACAACTCCGCGCCAAGCTGCCTGACATCGACCAGATGGCAGTTGATGCGGCGATTCAGTATTACAAGCGCAATCAGAGCGCAAAGAAGGGTGGCATTTTTGAAGAATGCCTGAAGGTTGCAAGGCAACACATGATTAAGGTGAAGTGATGAAACTAAAAATAAGCAAACTATTACTTGAATCAGCATTAATCTTTCAGGCTCGCAACGATGTGCGTTACTACCTGAATGGAATCTGCTTTATGACTAATGGTCGCATTGCGTCAACTGACGGTCATCGCGCATTCATTGGTGGAAGCCATGACAATAAGCTGACAGAAAATGTGATCATCAAGATTGGCAAATCTCCAACAAAACGCTATGAGTACGCCATTATTGATACCAAGTCGAAAATTGCGACGTATCATGATGAAGCTGGCGCGATGGTTGGTGCTGGTATCTGCGAAGAGATTGATGGCCGATTTCCTGATATTGATCGCGTAATACCAAATGAAACGAAAGCAGCAGAGGAAATCGGCTTTAATGCTGGTTATCTCGTGGATATCGAGAAAGTGGCGAAGCTGTTTAATCCTAAATTCTGTGGCGTTAAGTTTGAATTGAATGGGAATACAAATGCCGCCGCTTGCTGCCTTAATGCGCCATCTGGCGAGACTGCGAAGATTGTTGTTATGCCTATGCGACTATAGCAATAAAAAGCCCCGGAAGGGGCTTTTCTTTTATCACGCCAGATAAGTATCATCCTCAAACCACGAGACATACGCATTGATATTCTGCGCCGCAGTATCCAGTGATGTTATGCGAAGCAAATACGTCGTATTTGGTGTCATGATAATCTGCTCGCCGAGTTTCGCCTGCGAGTTACCCTGCCCCTGATTAGATGCATTCCCTTCGCTATACGTTGCTGCAACCGTTAGCTGTCCAATGTTTGTCACGGTAGCGCCAGTAAGTAACTGCGCAGTAGCTGCCTGCGGCGTTATGTCGTTTGGGTTGTTAATCTCTGCCGCCGTACCGCCAGTGGCAACCGCGCCGCGATAGATTGATGCAACAACACCTTTCCCTGTATAACCAATAATGCGCTGGTTGAATATCACCTGCTTTGTTCCGGTGATAAAGATGCTGTCAAGGTTTGAGCCGCCAGCAACATCAGTTACTCTACGCGACGCAGTGAACAGCTTGCCTTGCTTATTGGCGCGTTCAATATATGACTGCGTGGTAATATCGCTTAACGCCACATCCGGCTGAAGGTTTACTATCGATTGCGGAGACACACCAGCTCGCCAGACCGAAACGCGCAGCGAACTTACCGCTGCTGGCAATTCAGTTTTGATTATCTTCAGGCGCAATGCCACACCGTAATAATTATTATTGTTGACGTCAATCCAGTAATTTCCAGACTCAAAAGGTGACACCTTCACGGACACGGTGCCGCTAACCAGTGGCGTGTATGCACCAGATGAATCAAGTGGCATCACGTTAACCTGTAGCGCAGTCCAGTCAGCGGACATCAGCTCATCAAGCATCACCTCGCCATTATCACGCGTGGTGAATATGTCGTATCTTACAGCCATAGAAACCCCCAATAAAAAACCCGCATGATGCGGGTTTAGTTTACTCTGCTTTCTTTTTCTTTGTCGTCTTTTCTTGTGGGGTTGCGACTTCGAAAGATTTTTCCAGTTCTGGCATGACGCGCAGCTTTGACATCAGATGATCAGCTGGTTCGGTAATCACCTCGCCAAGCTGCAATTCACGAATCTTGCCTTTCTCCTTAACAAAGATTCCGCGTGCGATGACTTCGTATTTAGCCATTATTCACCTCAATTCATAAAGGGGCTTTCGCCCCTTTTTTTTATTACACCGGAGTTTGCGTGCCGTAGCCGTTGAATACTCTGGATTTGCCAGTGGCATCCTTGCGAATTTGTAGACCAAAAGCCGACCACACGAGGAAGTTAAAGTTATCGTGCGGGTTAGCACGGGCAGCCGCATAGGTGGAAACAGGCTGAGCAACACGCGGACGGATGTACATGTCGTTGCGAACATAGCCAACAAAATGGTTGCCGGTCAGCAGGAAGTTGGTGCCAATCTTGCCGATGCGACCGTTACCGAACTGCGTGATGTACTGCTCAACCGTGCCGCCTTTGAAGCCTGCTGCATCAGAATACGGACGCATGAAGCTGCGACGCACTGCCGGGGAAACCCACAGAGTCACCTGCTCAAATACGTTCTGCGCATCCAGAATAGCCTGGAAATCCTGATTGAAGAAGGTCACGATTTCATCTGGCGTTGCAGTTTGCAGGTCGATATTCAGACCGCCGGAAGCATTCAGGTTAACCTGAATGGTGTTCGGGTGGTTGGTGATACCGTAACCAGTGTAAACGCCGTTCACGTTCAGAGTCTGGTCGCCAGTCAGCAGATACTGTGCCATATCGGAACGCAGGTTAAAGGTAACGTTAGCCTGATCGTCCAGTAGAGGGTCGAAACCTTCAGACTGCATACCCAGCAGTTCGCGCCATTCGCGGCTGTAGCCAGTCTTGAAGATTGGAATCACATCGCCAGTGTAATCGTAGCGAGTTTTATCCAAATCTTCCGGCTCCTGACCAGACAGAGTGCGGACGACCTTGCCAGCATCGGAAGCAATGCGGCTGATTGCCACGGTCTTACCAATGTTGATGTTTGCCGCGATACCCATCAGGTCAGCCATCATGTCCTGACCAGCTTCGTTGCGGAAAACGCGGGTGGTAACGTTATCCACGTCGCGCCAGTAATCTTTCGTTACCAGTGCGGTGGCGTTAACGCCGTATGTTTTCGCCAGCTCAGCTTCTGCGTTGCAGAATACCTTGCGGTCGATGGTCAGATGTTTCCACTGGTCAGCCACCACTGCGGAGTTGGCTACCAGGTCTTTGGTAAAAATAATCTTTTCCATTATTAAGCTCCAGCAGGCATGGAAGCATTGCCAGCGCGACGAACTGCAACCAGCTCAGCGCCATCAGAGGCAACGGTGTAAGTTTCATAAGAATAGAACAGGATATTGTCCCCATCACCAGCAACTTTCAGCGCGCCAGCGCCATTGCTTGCCAGCGGAGTGCCTTTCTTCAGTACGGAACTCTGCGCAACCAGTGCATGGTAGGTGACGCCAAATTCACACTGTACAGCCATGCCAGTAGCATTAGCCGGAACAGCTTCAGATACATCTCCGCCACCGAGGTAGTTATGCTGAAGCACGTAAGGGAACCCCTGACCGCCAGCGGTAGCGTGCGCGATGATTTTGTCATCAGCGTTGAAATCAACCAGTGCGCCCGGCTGCAATGCGGCGTTCATGATGCCTTCGCGAATCTGCGGGTCGTTCTTGCGAGCTGGGCCACCAATGATGGTGCCATAACGGATAGTAGCCATTATTCAGGTGCCTCCATATCAAAATCGTCATCAGCGTGGTTCGGCTGGAAGCCACCCTTCAGCGCGGCAGGCTTGCTGGTCAGCGCATAGGTTTCACGCAGTGCTTCGCCTTTCAGCGCATTCACAGCAGATTCTGGCAGTTTCAGTTCAGCGATGATAGCAGCACGCATCGCGGTTTCTTCCTGCTCGGTATTCGCCTGCAATTGCTCTTTCAGCTTAACATTTTCAGCTTCGATGTCGGTCAGCTTCTGGTTGACAGCTGTCAACGATTCCTGAACCGGCTTGAGGGCTTCAGCGAGTACCGCCTGTAATTCCTCGTTCGTCATTGAGATTTCCCCTTCAGTTGATTTTACCGGCTCAAGTTCAGTCTTATAAACAGCCTTGACCCGCTCACCGACCAATTTTACCACATCATCTTCAACGATGTAGAACTGCTGGAAGATCTGGCCTTTGATTTTAAATCCGACGCGGTCGTTATACACAGCCACGATATAAGGCCATACATCTTCACCGACTTCAGCTTTCAGAATCTGGCGAATCTGCTCACTGATATTCTCAAACGACAGGTCTGATTTGTTGGTGATGTAGTTGATGGCTTTATGTAGCCACGATTTATAATTAATCTTGTTGGCGCTTTCGTCAGGCACGGTTGAATCCTCAAGGTTTACGGTGATGCGTTCGATTTGCTCACCATTGGTGGCAAAGATGCCAACGCCGTCTTCTGGCGTTCCGGCTCCCGGAACTCCCGGCGGCAGGATGGCGAGATGATCCCATTCCATGTTGCGCGCAATCCATGTGTATTTTTTGCCCTTGCTTGTGCCTTCCGCTGCCTCTCGGTTGAGCAATAAGCCAGTAGATACATGGATTGGCTCTGCGCCTTCAGCGGAGTTCATCAGAGCCTCAATGCGACCGAGTAGCTCCTGACCTTTCTCTGAGCGTTCAGCGATGACTTTGTTTACCTTCAGGTCCACCAGCGCTTTGCTGCCGTCATGGGATGAGTTTTCAATCCATGCGCCAACGCTGAACTGGTTGGCGGCGCGGGTCATGCTTGCGGAGACATATTTGCCATCAATCATTGGGTGATTGTATGGAGCTGGCTTACCATCAAGTCCGTGATAGCTCTTGCGGATTTCGTCGCCCGGATACAGTCCATTGTTCATCACGACATCGTCAACCACTGGCACGACGTTTTTAATCACGTAGTGCGGGTCGCCATCAATAATCTGCTCACTGATATTGCTGGCTGAATTGATGGTTGTCAGGACGTTAACCTGCAATTTATTATTCATGTGCTTAAACGCTTCCACTTCTGCGAGGCGTTTTTTGGCGGCTTCTTCTGTGTCGTATTCGCCAAATTGCTGTGAGCCGTCTTTCGACTTGACCACCCACTTATCGCCAATCTTGACAATCATGGTTAACTCTCCACGGTTAGTTTGTGGTCGAATTATAACACAGTGAGATATAGCACCATGAGGCGGTAGCCAGTGCAAATAATGGCGAATTGGTGAGTGCGTACAGCGTGAGAAAGTAAGTGATAGGGATTATATTCATGGGCTACCTCCTTATTAAATGATAGCAGCCCATGCTGAACAAAAGATATACGGTGTTAGTCTGAAATCACATCATCCATAAATGCGAGCGCGGCACCTGAAAGACAGAACAGAGCGCCATAGCAAATCATCTGGTACAGCGTATCAGCCTCAAATACCCTTGCGAATGCGTAGGCTGATAGTATCCAAAGCAATGGAATCATAATCCTGCCTCCTGCTTCGCCCGGTGAACGTATGACATGAACTTGCCAATCGGCATTTCCTTACGGATTTGCGCCAGAATTGCCCCGTGAATCATTCTTTCTTCGCCAAAATACAGCTTATCCAGTCGCGTTTTGATAAGTGCTCGCGTGCGCTTCATATGGTTGCGAGCCTTAAGTGCTTTCTCATGCCAGACGCGATCATTCTTCTTATCAGCATATTGCAGTTGACGCTCAACGGTTTCGATTTCGAAAGCCAGTTGCACGTCGTAATCTTCAAGCTGAATAATGTCTGCCTTCATGATGTCGTTTAATGGGATAATCATTTTTTCACCTTTAAGCCTGCTTGCTGAATTGCCAGTTCATATGCATCCATTGCGTCGTTATAACCAAATGCGACCCCATCCTCGAAATCGGTAGAAAATGCCTCACGCTCTCTTTTTCCCGGACACTCAATCTCAATAGCTGCGCGCGATGCTTGCCATGCCAACCATGCAAGGTTTGTTTGATGGCATTTGTACTGCTGGTTATCCCATTCTGTCATTGGGTATTCCGTGCGCCATAAATCAAAGCCCGTCTCTTCCTTAACCCATTTTTCAAACTGCTCTCTACTCGTCATCTTTACCTCCTCCACTATCCAGCCCATCTTTCTACGGTTACTGGCAATAAACTCATCAGATGTTACAAACAGAGTTCTGCCAGATTTATGCTTAATAGCCCATCTCATTTAGTACATCCTCGGCAAGTTTGCGGAACATGATTTGCACTCTTGCCACCTTGCGCCACTCAGCCTCGGTGAGAATCACATCCTCCTGCTGCGGCATACCTGACATTTCGCATGGCGGTAATGGCTCATACTCTTGCTTCTTGCGTTTTGCTTTCCCCATGCTGACCTCTTACGTTGCGAAGCAGTGAATTGAACAGGTTGCTGACATTAACCTCCTGCTCACGCCATGAGTAACGCCATAGCTTCTTGTGGTGGTCATAGCTTCGCGTCACGTCACCGTTATGAAACATAATGCGGATGCGGCTTTTCACGATGCGATAGTCAATGCCAGTGGCGGAGCTAATATCTTTCACTTCTGCGCCAGCGTTATCAAGCAGGTGACACTTAATCGCATCATCAATACCAGCGGAATCATCATGGATGAAATATTTATACTGCCACTTTCCACCGCGAATCACCGACTTCTCCCGTCGAATGAAACCCAGCGCAAGCATCTCATGCAAACGATGCGTTGTGGTGCTTGAATGCTTGCCGCCGCAATGCTTCTCAATGTATGCGCGCGTTGCACCGGGGTGATTGATAATCACGCGCATGATTTGTGATTTATAGTCCATGATCGCGTTCCTCTGCTGCCTGATTGAAGTCATCGGCGGTGTAGAGGTGTCCGTTGCGAGTATTCCACTTCTTCATTGCCGTGGATGCGCAACAATACGAGTCAGTACGGCAAAAACAATTACCACACTCAACGTGCAACCCTTCACCGTCATCAATAACACTCACGTCATCACAGCAACAAAACGGACATCGTAATAGCTTCTCATTATTCATCATCGGCATATGTGGTGCGCTCATTTTGTCATATCCTTAAGTATCTTATTCATGTTTAACTTGCACAGTCTTATCAAAACTCGGTCGCGCCTGTATCTCCACTCCTTTTTATTGCGCATCGGTTGCTTAAGTAGTGTGCGAAACGTAATATCTTGCCGCTGATTTCTTGACTTCTTGCTTCTGGCGTTTGACTCTCTGATGTCAGCGAGAATCAAGTCAACTAACGTGCTGAACTTTCTCATTTTAACCATTCCCCTAAGTTGTTAAATTTAGGTGCATCGCCAGACCAGTCGATAACGTCTTTCTGTTGACTGCGTTTGCGTTGCAGGCGGTTGCGCACTTCTCGTAACTCGCGCTCCAGCCATTCGCGAGTGTGCTCAACTTCATTCAGTCGCTGGATTAACGATTCTTCGTACAGTTCGTCATGCGCCATTTATAATTTCTCCCGTAGAATTTGATAACAACGTGCTCAATGCACAGATAACCTTCATCCTCAACCGTTACTGGTTGAACTATAAACCAACGCAGATATAAGTTCGTCAGCCTTTTCACGACCTGCAACCTCAGCTTCAAGCGCCAGTGAGCACATGGCAGTTTCCACAAACTTAATGGTATCCTCGCGAACGTTAAGGATTTCCATAACCTCGCGAACTTCCTTCTGGTATCTCGCTGCTATTTCTTTGTATCGCATTTCCACATCACCTTTTTCGTTGTGGTACAATCTACGTCAATAAGTATTGACTAAATGATGTAGATTGGTCAACAATAATTTTCGAAAAGGAGTAGTAAATATGCCAAGACCACGACGAGAGCCGATGGACATTATCACCAGCATTGTGGAGAAGCGGCAGCCGCTGACACTCCGTGATGTTCGCTACTTTGCCCGTTGCTATGTGGCGCTGGCTGATATGCCAAAGGATGAGATGTATGATTTGATTCGGGCCAATTTTAATGTTGATGAAAATAATCGGGTGACGATGAAATGAAAAAATGGAAATATCTGAAAGGTTATGAGGATGATTTTGCTGGCCATGACACGGCTTATCTTGTAGTTAAGTCAGGAAGTACTGGTGAGATTTTCTATCTAAGCATGGATTATGCTGGTCGCATTGAAGTGATTGAGGGTTGTGGGGATGTTGTTATTGCATACCGCGAGCCAATTACCGACGAACAAGACCTCAATGATTGCATTGGCGCCCCTGAGGCTGATAACAAATACCTGCACGAGATTAAGCCTGGTATTTTTATTGACGTGTACGATGTACTCATGGCGTGGAATGTCACCAACCCAGCATTGCAGCACTTAATCAAGAAGGCGTTGCAAGCTGGCGATCGCGGACACAAATCGCGCGAACAGGATTTACAGGACATCATTGACAGCGCAATTCGCGCAAAAGAACTGGAGATTAAATAATGGCATTTTGCGATATCACCATCGCGCAACGAAACGCGAACTTTACCAACATTACCGACACTTCCGCGCAACTGGTATCACTCAATAGTGACGGCAGTGCAGTGCTGAAAATCGGCACAGAAACAGCGCAATTCATCGTGCAGAATCTGTCACAGGCGAACGCAAAGCAGGTGCTGATTAGCACTGGTAGCGTGCTGTTTCTGGCTGGTAATTACAATGCACCTAATCTTGAGTGTTCACTGGTGCGCATTGTTGAAACTGCGACTGAGGAATCTGTTGATGAACCAGCAACATTGCCAGCAGAGTGAGCCGCCAAAGCCATCAGCATGGTGTGAGAAAATGGAGCGCAATGCGAAAGATGGCGATGAGGCGTATATTTATTTCCAGCTGAAGCAGATGTGGAAGCAGCGAGAAGAGTCTGAGCAAACCAGTTAAACGCAAGCCCCATTATGGGGCTTTTTTATTGCGCAGTGAATTATATTGCGCCTCGCACATCAATCCTGCTTCTCTTGCCCTGTCAGCGTAATCTGCCAGCTGTCGATTTCTTTCGACAGATTTGCTGAGCACGTCTCCAAGCAAAACTCCGGTTTCTGCGGCTGGGTTGCCAATGGACTCAGAGGTGGAATATCCGACGAGCTGCTTGCGGATGTTTGCAAGTTGTTGCTGCAACCTGCCAGACTTAGCGGCAGCATTAACAGCATCATTGCGCGCAGCATCAATCCTTTGCTGTGCGTTAGCCTGAATCTTTTGCAGTTCTGCATTGCGTCGTTGCTCCTCTTGTTCATCTGCGTCCTTCTGTTCTGCAACTGCCTTCGCGTATCCAGCGGCGTATTGCTGCTCGCCATAGCTGGATACTTTATTTGTTGTCCACAACGCGCCAGCGGCAACAATTATAATAATTGCCAGCGGTCGCCAGTATTTAGCGAGCATTACGCAGCCTCCATATAAAACACCGGCGAGTTGCAAACTGCACCAATTGCGAGCGATTTTTAAGTGCGCGCCACGCCGACTCAATATTGTCTTCCCTGCTGGTTATGTGCACCCATTCCAGCACCAATGCTTCTCTTTGCTCACTTACCATCGCGCAGTCTCCGGTTTTCCTTCCTCATGCCGTGCATCTTGCCGAGGATGCCAACCAGCATGATGGAGTAGCTCACACCTTTAACCACGATTGGCGGTAGCGCTGCTTTCAGGTCATCAGGCATCATTACCCATACATGCATCATTGCATCAGGCCATAGCTGCAACAGCGAGCAGAATGAAATCCACGCGCCGAGCAGCCAGTTGCTTAGCTTTTTCATGCCACAGCTCCACCAGCCTCTTTGTATACCTGAATCAGCTTATCCAGTTTCTGCTCGTGCTGACCATAACCCGCGCCCGGCAATGAAGCCCAGCGGGAGCGGCATTTGTGGATGGCATCAGCAATGCGTCCAGCCTCAATATCAGCTGTGGCCTTGCATTCGCGGATTAGTTGCATTGCGATAGCGTCCTGTGACGCGGGGGAGAAGTCCGGTAAACGCAGTTGCTTTTTGTACGCATCATAAAATTTAGCCAACACCTGATAGCGCCCGGCGGCGGTGGATTTGATGCCCAGCTTAGGCAGGCTAATCAGCTTGCGCGGGTGATCGGAATAGTCAGTAAACAGTGAGCCGCCAACGATCACATCATAACCATGATTATTGGTTTTCTGCCGCCCGTTATCAGTGCCTTCGCTGTACGCCAGCATATCCAGAAAAGCCTTCATGTTTTTGCTAATAGCCATACCAGTAAACCTCTTTTTCAGCTTTACGTTTTGCTTTGTTGTCGGTCTTCTCGCCCCACACAATAAAGTGCGCAACGGCACATGAGAAGCAGCGGAGATTGTGCTTCTTCAGAAGCGTTGATTTGCGGAACGCGTCAATGCCAATGTCGGTGGCGATGCTTGTCAGCGCATCAAACTGATTCTGCATTGTCTCGGTGGTGATGTAAGGCGATATATCCACGGCATCGGTGATTCCTAGCGCCTCCGCGCCGCGTTGCGATACTTTCATTCTGCCTCCTGTTCAAATAATGATTAATTCTATCACAATGACTATTGACGTAGATTGAGTGGTGGTGCATAGTATCTACATCAAATAGAGAGGTGGTGAACATGAGTACGCTTGAATTGGTTGGTCGCTCGATAATTACGCTGTGGGTTCTTTCTTTAGCTTTCGGCCTGTGCACCTTCTATACGCCATGTGCATGGCAAAGAAAGAACTACTTCGCCATAATTTACGGCCCATTCTGTGTTACGAGCATAATCGCGGCGCTATTCTTCGTTATTGTTGGGGTGTGGTCATGATGGTAATGGTCAAATTCAAAGAAAACGGACGCTACGGAGTGTTCAGCCTTGAGCGAATCAAAATCCGTCCGTGCGGTAAAGTTGTTGCACCATTTGGTCTGGTGCAGATGCGTGAATGCGAAATCATTGAATATGTTAAGTGAGGTTGGTGATGGGAGAGTTTAAAGGTACGCATGGCCCGTGGTTTTTTGATGAGACATTTAATGTTTATGAAGGTGACAGAGATGGACACATTTGCACTGTCACGTCATGGCTTGATGAGTCAACTGCGGATGCTAATGGCTTTTTGCTTGCAGCATCTCCTGATCTGTTATCCGCACTCCAGCGATTGCTGGAAATCTACGACGACAACTCCGGAAAAGTCTGGACAACATCAAGCAAGCGTCGCGCTCTGGATAACGCACGCGCAGCGGTTAATAAGGCATTGGGAGAAGCAAAATGAAACTTATCGACCTGTTAGTTCAAGAATTGCCTAAGCGTGGTGGGTGGCCTGAGGGGGCCGTTGAGTGCTGCCGCCATTATGGGACAAACAGCATAGATTTCTATGACGAAACAGGCAATTGGGATGATGATTGCTATCTAAAGTACGGAAAAGACTTCGCCAAGGATTGCGTTTACGAGGAGACGCTTGAAAGCCATCGTCTTCAGTCAATATCTCGCAATCAATACGAATCCGCACTCACCGCATCGCAAAAGCTAGCATGGAACGGTGAAGGACTACCGCCAGTTGGGTATGAATGTGAGTGTCAGTTTCTTGATGCATGGCATACATGCAAGGTGCTATTTGTGGGCGCAGAAGTTATAGTTGGTGTAATCGACGGCTCTGAGAGAGCGTTTAGCGTTAGTCACACAAAATTCCGACCATTCCAATCTGAAGCAGAAAGGAAGCGAGATGCAGCAATAGAGGCAATGCAGAGGGAAGCTGATGAGGGTGATAACTGGATTTATAGTGAATACGAGATTATTTACGACGCCATCGCAGCAGGTAAAATTCCCGGAGTGAAATTGGAGGATTGATATGTGGCCTATATGTAAGCATTGCGGGCGTATGTGCCTTAATAGTTGGTGCAGGAAATGCGATAAGCCATCGAAATAAAACCAAGCCCTCACTTAGAGGGCTTTTTGTTTGCCGATTGCCACGCTTCACGCTGTTTATCAAGCCTTTCCTGTGATGACTCAAGAATTACTGGCTTACCATCCATTAGCAATGCTGGAGTTTGTGCGCAATGGCAATTATATCTATTGCCGTTCTCGCTATAAAACGCATCAATCTCTTCTGGCGTGTAAAAGCGTCCGTGTCTCGCTGCGTGCGTCTGGCGGGTTGTGCGCATTAATGCTGATTGCCACAGCATCACAGTCTCAATGCCTAATTCCTCGCGAGCCTCAATGACTTCTCGCCTGTTTGCCTGACGCAGCGTTCCGGTGATTTCTGTCTGCGCCAGCTGTTTCGCGTAGCTGTGAGATACATCCACTCGCTTGACGATGTCAGCTTCAACGTCGCGAGGATTGGCGCCACGAGCAATACCTTCCATAATGACTGACGCCAGTTGCTGTCTGGAATAATCACTCAATCCGCGCCAGTCTGAATATCCGGATGTGTACGCCAGTTGCAGACGATTAAGATAAGGCTCACTGTAGAGTATCGCGGCAATCGGCCTTTGCCCAGCATAAACCGGAGACAGGCTTGACAGTTCGGAGTTGGCCTTCTGCGTTCCTGCCTGATACGTATCCCCGATAAACACATTGGCCCACATCCTGCCGTGACCGAAAGCATCACCTTCAAGCAGAATCTCATCAATCATTGCCTGCAATTCATCCATGAATGTAGCGGCACGCGCACTGCTGAAATCGTAGAAATACAGGCCGCTTGATTCTGCGTTGGCCTGACTGCTCGGAATAGTGCGAAACAACTCAAGCGCACGAGTCCTGAGTTGCTTGTATTTGCGCGTTATCACCTTGTCCATCTTCGACAGGCGAGTTGCAGCGCCTAACGGGTCAGTCAGACTCTGCGATATGCGCGGCTGTGGAAGCCTTGCGTTAAACCGGAATATCTTCATTTTCATCTTCCGGTGGCATGTCTTCGCGATAACTCTCGTCAAGTTCAATCGGCTCCATGCCAACCATGCCGCGAGCTTCATCGACGGTCAGCAACGCAGATTGACCAGCATCAAAGAACGACTTGTTCGCAGTGGCGAGTTTAGCCAGCAATTCAGCTTTATCCAGTTCAGATGGGGAAAGCAGGTCATCCCATTTAACCTTGTAGCCATTTGCCGGGGCTTTATCGACAATACCGAACTGAATCATGCGCTCAACGAACATTGAGATGACATAATCCACCCACGTTTCGCGGCGCTGCTTGGCGGTCATCGCCTCCTGCATCTTGTCCTCATCGCTCGCAAGGCGTCCGGTTTGCTGCCCGAAAATGACGGTGAACGGAAGTGCCATTGATGCAGCGAACTGGTTGGCAGCCACTTCCCATGTAGGTTTCGGGTCAGCTGGTGTCACAGCAAGAACCTTCGCATCCGCACCCATTGTGAACATGGCGGCGTCAATGCCTGAGTTCAGCGCCTCAATGTTCTCATTCATGATGTCGGTGAGTTCTTCAATATCGACACCCATCGACTGCGCAAGGCTTGCTGGCGTTACGTTATCCTTCGTATAGTTTACCGCCAGCTGACGACTGGCATTCTTCAGGAAGCCTTCCGCAGAACTACCGGAAACCTTAGCCATGTCGATAAGGCTATTGTAGCCAGCACGTAGCATCGGGATGCCGCTGAACATACTGCCATCGAAGCTGCCCTCAGCCAGAATGATGATGCGATCAGGATGAATCTGCACGGAACGATCAGGCTTGCCGTCACTGTCGAAATCCTCAACAGCGCTTTCCTGATATTCGTACATCTCAGGCATGCCGTAGTCTTCGCTGGTTTCGTCGTTATTCCATTGGCTGACGCGGAGTTGCTCTTCCCACACCGGAATGAAGCGAACGATGGATTTATCTTTAATGCGGCGGGTTTTAGTGATGTCTACCGGCTCACTCCATTGCTTACCATCACGGATTTGCAGGATAACGGCGGAATAGCGGTTGATGGCATTGCGCTTATCAGCTTCCTTGATGAACGGATAGGCGCGTTTCATCATGTCGTTGATGGATAGCTCCCACGGCGTTGAGTTCTTATCATCCTCGCCATCTTCAACCACTTCGGGGTATTTCTGCCAGCATTTATTAATAATGCGGTTAATTCCGGCGGCGGCGGCAGGATGTCGCTCGTAGGCGTAGCGGAACATCTCGGCGGTTATTTCCTGTGGGTATCCACATTCCGTCCAGAGACGATCGTGCTTCTGGTCAAGATTCTTCCCGCCAGCACAAAGCCGCTGTTGCTGAAGCGCCCGATTATTGTTCGCCACGCGATCGCGTATATAGGCGTTTAGTGCATCAATTTTTGACATATGTCACCAATAAAAAATCCCATCACGTTGGATGGGATTATAGCATGACTGCCTAGCGCAAAAGTTAGCCAAAGAACGGCTTGTTTGGTATTGGTGCATCAATCTTAATTATGTATTTCCTGTAATCATCATCACCATTTTCTTTATGTGACAGATTTCCTTTCGCATTGGTTTCAAACTTCCCAACAGGAAGATATTCACGAGAGAAGACGTTGTGCCATTTGCCATATTTTGTTAATTGACCATCCGAGTAGTGCGTTGGCCCGCATGCTGAGCACAACTTCATCCCGCGACGCTCTGGGGCGTAAGACCAGTCGAAGAAATCCTCAAAGATACCAATAAAACCCTGAGACGACAAAGCGGTGTTCTCTACGCAACCGCAATTATCACATTGAAACAAGCTCATTAACACACCTCTATTTAAAACACTGATAAAGCAAGCATGGCACGACGCCAGTTACCACAGCGAAAAATGAACCAACTATAAAGTGAATCAATCTTGGTTCATTCACTCCGGCAGCCATAGCCCACCAGAACATAAAGTTCAATGGAATCCAGAACGACCAGAATAGCGCCATCACTCCACCTTTTCGAATTTATCAAAAATAACAGAAAGATTAAAAGCGCCGCTTTCAGTGATCGCCTGAATTTCTTTCACCTGCGCTCTCATAGCATCCTCATATGCACTAACTGCATCAGGACCAATTGATAATCCACAGAAACTACCGACGCTCGCCACGCTTCCTTGTCGCTCAACATGTCCACAATAAAAATAAACGCTCATCACTCACCTCAACCAAGCGGAAACCACTTATCAATGACATCATGGAATTTTCGCATAACCTTTGCCTGCAAAAATTCAAGATACTCAAATAAATTTCTCGCACCAGAAAATAAAACCCATAACAACCACACAGGCAGGAAGATTGGCAATAAAGCAATCCTGCCAACCTTGCTTCTATTGCTCATCCTGCTCATCTTAAGCATCACATCACCTCAACAAAGTTCACCATCAGTTACCATTAACAACTTCTGCCATTTAGCCACCGGCTTGCACAGTTCAGTTTTCAGCCTGCTTAACGAACCTGTAATATCAGGCCACTCGGTAAACGGAACAAATCGCACGAATCGGTAATCAGCACCAGCCCAGTGCCAGCCAAGCGTGTAATCAATGTATGTGCCGTCATCCTGCATATTGATGTAATGTGCAGTCACTGACTTGTCATCAATTACCACAACCTCAACCACTGCGCACGAACTGCCATCCCGCGCACGGTTTACTGCATTCAGGTGACATGCGTGATTGTACATACCAGTGCCATCAATGAATGATATATCAATCTTTTTGGTGTATTTCTTATCCGCATCGTCGCGGATTATTTTCTTTAACTTATTTCTGAACATGATTAATCCACCATGCGGCAATGGCTGAAATAATCCACAATCCGATAACAAGCCTGAAAACCTGCCAGTTTAGAATGTCATCAATACTTGGAGCTTCCCATCTAATCAACCAGATAAACGGGAAAGCAATCGCTAGCGCAATGGTGTACTTAATACCAATAAACAGAAAATCTCTTACAAAATCTCTCATAATCACCCTCTCAAAAAATCATTCTTGCAGCAGATACCCTTGTACCCGCGCTTCTCTTGTAGGTTAACGAAGACATCATCCAGAACGCGCAGCAGGAAATCCTCGTCGATGTCATACCGACGACAAATCACCTCATCAGGCACACCAGCCCGCGCCAGTGAATAAACCTGTTCTTTTTCCTCCTGTGTGAATCCTGCATAGCTGCGCATAGTGATATCTCCGGTAAGCCTGATGTAGATATACTATGCGCTCGGTGTAGATTGGTCAAGTGTGGTGATGCAGATTTATCGCCTGCGACGGAATAGCATCCCGCTACCGCGCTGGACGATGTGGTCATTGAGCGCATAGCGAACGGCATCCCAGTAGTGGTTAAATGCATCAACAATATCAGTGAGCACATTCCCTGTCAGCTTATCGACCTTGTAGCTGTACATTGCTGCTTCATTCTGCATTTCCTTGCATCGTTCGTGAATGACGATGCTGTCACAGCCACGCAGCCACGTAACGCCATCTTCAACGCTTCCCGGCCATTTTGTGCATGCGTGAATATCGAATCCAGAGCGCTTGATGTGGCTGATAGTTTCTGGTCGAGCGCAGTCCGCATACCATCGTGCGCGCTTAGCCATCGGGAATGATTGTTCCATCGCGGCTGGCGTGTCAGTAATCTCAAGCCCAACCTTGCCGTACTCGCGATTAATATAAATGTTACGCCTGTCGCCGGGTAAATCTTCGATGTAAACCTCAACCATTGCGGTAGGGTCAGTGGAGAAACCGAAGTCCATCCCGAAGTATGGGCCATGCCATTCAGGCTTGACCTCAAAGTTATCAATGCGCCATTTGCCACCGAAGATTTGCTCGTCGCTACGTTTGTTAAATTTCCCTTCCCAAATCCACATGTAGCGATCGAAGTCAACGCGCTTCATTTTATCTTTTGAGCGGATTAATTCTTCAGTCATCCATGGATTATCGGTCCAGTTACACTCAATGATGAGTATTTCATCATCCTCGTAAATTCCGTTTACCATCTTGTTATGCCACGGGGCAACCCATCGCGTCCATGTGGCATCGGTTTCTTTGTTGGGGTTGAATGTCACCCATATTTCAGCGCCTGGATTGCGAACGGTAGGCTCAAGAATATCCCACGATGCCTGACTGACGTTTTCAGCCTCCTCAATCCATGCCTTCGTGATACCAGCAAAACCCTTAACGCCAGTCACGTTTCGATAAAGGCCACGGAAACGGAACTTTGATTTAGTCTTCTTGTGGGTAATCTTGCCATCAATGCAACGATACTCTTTTGATTCTCCTTTGCGATCAATCTCATCCACCAGTTCCTGATAGCTGGAGTCTTCAATTGATTGTTGAATCTCGCGGAAGCACCCGATACGTTCGGATTTGAATCTTGCCGACTCAGTAAGGATTGTCGATACCGTGCGAGTCTTTGCCGACCCACGTCCGCCGTATACAACCTTCCACGGCTTGGGGTAAAGCAGGCGCTCCAGCTTTGCTGGAATAAGGTGGTCAGCATGAGTGGTTGAATTGGTCACATCATCAACGCCAGTGGCTGTCATTCTTAACCGCTTAATGACGTTCTTCTGCATATCGCAGATGCCAAAAATGGCGGACTCTGCAACATCTGTCATTGCATCATCAATCTGCGCCTCCAATTTTTCGATTGCCAGTGCGGAGAGGCGTTTACGAGCCATATCGAGAGCAGCCCCATGAAATGACCCAACCAATGCACCAGAACATCAAGCCAAAGATGCATCCAGTAAAGTCATTATTTGGTTGTGTTACGCTTGTTAAGCTCATAATAATTGATGCTAAAAAGCAAGCCGTAATGCTCTTATCCATTCTGCTGCTCCAGTAATTTCTCCAGTCGCTCAAGGCGCGCGGCGAGTTCGGTAACTTCGGCAATATCCAACCCCGTCCTGATAACCTCGGCAAATGTTTTGCCAATGTCCACAGGTATAACGCCAGCGGCTATGCCACGAATAACGGCGTCAATCTTCTCTACCGGAGTTCCATCATCAGGGAAATCAACTTCAAAGACAGGCGCTACCGGTTTCGGCAACGGGCTGAATCGAACGATAAGTTCCTTCATCATTGCGGTGTCACGTTCAATCATCGCCATCTCAACAATGGTGTCATAGAGCTTTTCCTCGCTAAACCCCTTTCTCTCAAGAGCTTCAACGAGCAACTTACGCTTGTCTTTCCCGCGTTTATTTTGCGGTTGATTTTCTTTGCTGAATAGCTTTTTAGCCATAGATAAAACCTATCAATATTCCGCTATTTTTCCGTTATTCGATATTGTAACAGATTCTACACCATGACGTTAATGGCAAAAAAGAACCCGCACAAGGCGGGTTAAAGGTTGGGTGATGATATGAGTGAAGCAAGGTGGTTATTCGCTTATTGTACACCATCACTATCACGCTTGCCAGTGTAGCACCATGCGTTTTCATTGCGAGTCTGCACATGAACGATTTCAAGCGCATCAGGGAATGTCTTTGCGACCTTCGCGATAAAATCGTCCAATTCGTGTTGCTTGGCGAGTTGCCAAACCTTCGCTTTAGTTGTTTGCATTCGCAAAAGCCCTCGTAGAACACATGCACTTGATGTCATGCACGCCACTGTCAGGAACAACCTCAATGCGATTGCCGAGCTGCACCATCATGTAATGACATGTCATCATGCCGTCCCAGTAGCGCTTCCACATGAACTCCATTGCGGCGTTTATATCGTCAAACATAATGCACAACTCCTGCAATAGCTGCTACCAGCGCCAGAGCATAAACAGCAAGGAAGATTTTAGCGCCAGCGGTGTAGCTGCGTCGTTTGTGGTTGTTCATTGGTATGCCTCCACTAAAGCGTGCGCCACATAGAGCGCACTGATAATTAATATGAACGGGCAGCTATTCACTTTTAGCCAGGCTTTCGAATTGCTGGTTGATTGTGTCAAACTGAACCAGACTGACAACATCGTCGAACATGACAAATTCACCATCGTGGTCTTCGCTCATGTCAGCGCCACACTCCTGACCACATGAGTCACAACCCCCCATATCAAGCTCGTATCGCTTCATGTTTGCGATATTTGATAAATTCAGCGCCAGTACAGCAAGGTCATAAACCTCGTCAGCGGTATACCCTGCACCATGACCATACATTTCAATTCGCGATATGATTTCTTCTACTCGTTGTTTTGTGATTGTCATTTTTGCCATCCTCCTTTGCGAAGCTCTGCGGCGAACTCGTTAAGTGATATGTAGCAATCTCCAAATGTTAACGAACCGCTCGACTGCATATGCTCCATAGCCATCTCCACACCCTGCGCCCGTACTTCAGCCAGGAAATCATCGGTGGCTGGGGTTTCCGTGAGGTTGTCCTCCCAACCGTAGTACTCCTGACGACAGAAGTTATTAAATTCCTTTTCCGACTGTTTAAGCGCCGCATTCTCCGCTGCCAACTCAGCGCATTTAGCTTCGAGTTCCGCGTAGTCCTCGTAATTAACATAAGCACCATCGCCACACTCATCCATAGACATGCTACCAAAAGCAGAAATGTCATAACGCTTCACTTCACTCATACCCTAACCCCCATAATTTCTTCGTAATAACCATCTTCTTCAAACTCAATTTTTGCGATTGTGAGCGCATCATCATCGGTGATATCAATCGCTTTGAATTTGCACCTTGCCAGCACTATGCAGCCTGACATGATTAACCACTTGTTCCACCAGCGCACTAACTTGATTGTCTTGCATGCATACATTTTGTTCTGCACAAACCAGAACTCATATGTTTTTGCTTTTGCTATATCATCACCCTATTTCACATATCATATAAACTTTCCTCATTAGGCCGTCAAGCAGCATTGGGTGTATAGAATCACATAACCCCTTCATTTGCTTTGCTTGCTTTATCTTTTCATTCTTCCATGCCTGATGCGCTTCAATCACCGAACTGAAATAGCCTAAAAATACTGTACGACCATTGCCATCACCTATGTGCGCCTGATAAGCGCAAGAACACTTATTAAATGACACACCTATAGGCAAGTCACCTCTCGAGGCATTCCTTGCTGTCACGAAGTTGTTTAGGTGTGGAGGCACGTAAACACATGCTTCAGGTGAGTAAGTCAAATTACCAGGAATCAATATATCCTTATCAAGGTGCCACCCTTCAACGTAATGGTTCTTCCACCACAAATTAAAGTTTGAAAACAGCAGCCACTCATTACAACAAGTAACATGCTCATAGGTTTTGTGTTGTTTTTTGTATTCATCATCAAAACACCTCCTGAGCATTTGATACCATTGGCTATATCCATAATGTTGCACCTTTTTACCATCAACTTTCATCGCCACACCGAAGCCACAATCATTAACTCCAACACCAAATATTGGCTTTCTTTTTCCTTTCTTTATATCTCTGTTAAGCTCCATTTTTATGGAGAGATTTTTCTTTTGCATTTCTTTTCCTCATGGCCTTTAGCCTGCAATATGGACAGCAGTACTTCTTGTCACTTCTGCATCCTGGCAACAGGTCTTTCCCGCACATCAAGCACTTCATTATTAACCCTCACAATAAAGATAACACATAGCTGTTATCATATCAAGATGTAATGCAAGACATTATCACAATAAAACATATCAAAAGTGATAGCTTTCCTGTTCAGAACACGATAATCAGCTCATCCATTACTCTGCGCTTACCTTCTCCATTAAACACGCGCACAACGCGATTTACGCGGATGGATTCCATTGCATTACGTGCCTGCTTGCTCATAAAGTTCTGCGCGCCAACGTGACCGAGTTCTTGTTCCAGCTTCTCGCGACGGTAGATAGTTTTTGCCATTTATTGCACCTCGTAAGAGTTAGTGATTGCCTTAATGCGGCGACGATACCATTGCATGATGTGTTCGTTATGCCAGTTGCTCATTTTGTTACCCCTTATAACCTGATTTAGAAACTGCCACTGAGATAATGATGAATGCCACGATAATCAGACTGGCGATAAGTTCGAATGTTGCTCCTGTCATTTACTTAACCCATACGCTGAGATTAAAGCCTGCATTGCCGCGTTCCAGAATGCTTCCGCAGGAATGCTATTGTTTGCGCGGTTAACTGCAATGCGTGCCATAGCTTGTGCATCTTCAAATTCTTCACGGTCTTTGATTTTCATTATGCGTACCTGTTATATGAAAGTTTTTTACATGCGTAATATTGTTTTTCTGCATAAGCAAAGGTCTTTCCAGTCTTCATCATCGCATCAATGAATTTGTGCGCGTCACCCTTTGACTCGCAATACAGAGCTATTGCGTATTTGGTAGGTTTCATCTCTTCACCCTCGTTTGTTCCGATGAGTTCAATCTACATCAACGACGATTCTACGTCAACAGGAATGCGTTAAAAACGTGCTCGTGGGGTAAATTTTTGCTCGTGGGGTAGGTCGTGGGGAAGGGGGCATGCCCCACTGGAAACCCTTGTGCCATGCGGCTTTTAACATGTTTGGGGAAGTGGGGCAGATTTCATACCCATCCCCTTATAAATATATTCAAATAATCCATTTGTTAATATTATGTTAATTACTACCTATAATATGAATAATAATATTACCCATTAACCCAAATAATAATAATTTTATTATATTACATATACTTAGAGGAGAGCTTCGTGGGGAAGGTGATGTTCCCCACGGCTGCCCCACGTTACCCACGTTAGTCGTATTTGATGTTGCATGATTCAATAGTTATGATATGATTCAATCATAATTTGTTACTGGTGGAGGATTTTGTGAAACTTGACAAATACGGCAAAAAGAATGCAGCTCTTTCTGGATTATCGGTGGTTTCAGTAGGGGAGACTGTGATGATTGACTCGAAGAGATTTGGGGGCATTGCAAGCCTGAGGAACGCATTAAACTATTTTATGCGCAGGAATGAAGGCATGAAATTCTCAACAAAGGTTGGATACCCTGACAAAGACATGGTTTACGTAAAAAGGATTTCATGATGATCACAGCGCAAGACATCTTCAACGAAGCAAGGGAATTAAAAGTATCTCCTGCTCGCGTCGCCTTCCATCATGGCATGACGCCAAGCTCAAACATGTGGCTTGACATTAAGGAAGGCAAGGAGCGTGATGTAACGTACTCAGAAACAGAACTGACCAGTGAGCACCGGACTGATTTACTGTCTCGTTATGCAATCGCTGCAGCTCGTGCTGTTCAGTTCCCAATAAATACATCGTTCATGCATTTACTTGGGTGCGTTGCCAGCGCAATGACGAGAAACTTTAGCGTTGAGTATTACCATTCAGAGCTTCCAGTTTCTCTTTACGTGGTTACTTCGCAGCCTCCATCAGCAGGGAAAACCGCTATCAACTCAATGCATATGAATCCGGTGAAGATTGAATACGACAACCTTTCCAAAAAGATGGAAAAGCAAATCATAAAAATAAATCTTCGCATCGAAGAGTTGATGAAGGCATACAAAGAGGCCAGCAATCAGAATGCAAAGGCACTAATCGGAGATGATATTGCTCGCGAAAAGGAGAAGCTGGAGGAGCTTTATACGATCACATATCCACTGACGGACGCAACGCCGGAGGCTGTTCAGCATCAGGCAATCCATGAAGGTGGTTTTTTTAATCTGATAAGTGACGAGGCAAGCGTTCTTAACACATGTCTTGGCCTCTCTTACGGAAAGGAAGGTGGAAAGGCAAACGCCGAAGTCATCCTGAAGGGCTGGGATGGCGGATTTATTGGTTCTGCTCGTGTTGGTCGTGGCGTTTCATCTGGTTATGTGCTTGGAAACATAAGTGTGATTGCTCAGGATGAAAGTATTGATGCCATTCTTGCCGCTGGCGACAGGGGGAACGGGCTTTCTGAACGTTTCCTCATGTTGCGAGAGCAATCAATGCTTGGCTATCGCGAACACTGGGACATGGTTAATGATTGCCCTGTAAGCAAGCCAATGCCAGACAGCTTGAGGTCGGAATATGCAAGATTTATACATAATGTTGTGTCAGCAGAAAAAACAAAACTGACGCTTCACAATGACTCAGCAAGAATGATCGGCCTGTTACGAAATCAGTGGGAGAAAAACTTCCTTCCCGGCGGTAAGTGGGACCACGTTCTTCTTCGTGGCGCGATGGGTAAAGCTGATAAGCAAATAATCCGTCTGGCAGCAATATTTCACGCTGCTGAAAACTGGTGCGATGGAGGAAAGCGTTCAAAGATTATCGGTGAAAATGAGATTAGTCGCGCCATCAGTGTTTATGACGCACTGACAAAAACATTCACTGATGCTGTTGAATCAAATGGGTATGCTGGTGAGCGTTCTGAATTTGATGTTGTTGCCGAAAAGCTACGCTCTGCCGCTCAGAAAGGAAAAACAAACGTAACGGTGAAGTGGCTTTATGATTCACTTAAAAACGTGCGACCATTCAAAGGGATACCTAAAATTTATGACCGACTCAGATCAAGCGTATTGCCATCACTTGAAGAGGATGGTTACTGCGTTTTTATTGGTAATACTGTCCACATTAATCCGAGGTTGAAATGAGAACAATATCAGGCGAACTTTGCCGCTCAGAAGGTTCATGGCATTTCAGACCGTATGGTTATTCGACGTGGTTTTTCTGGAGTGGTATTAACAAAGTATGGATTCGATCTAATTACCACGTGCTTGATGATTACTGGCACAGATTTTGTATTGGTTATGTTGATATTTCAAAATTGATGATTAAATGAGGTAATTATATGGCTAACCTGCAACTTGCCGTCAAAGGTGAATACTTCGATGCCATGATTCGCGGAGAGAAAACGGAAGAGTATCGCCTTTTTAATGACTACTGGAAGAAGCGCCTTATTAACTTTAAAGATAGCGGACAGATTGGAAGGAAGTACGAAAGGTTAATTATCACAAAAGGATATCCAAAGAAGGACGATAAATCCAGGCGTATTGATATCCCATACGATGGATGGACGGTTAAGACCATCACCCACCCACACTTCGGTCCTGACCCGGTGGAAGTGTTCGCAATAAAAGTTAACCTCAAAGCATAACAAAAACCCTCCATATGGAGGGTTTATTTTATCTTCTAACTGACATTTTCTCTATCAACTCGCCAGCGTCATAAATTTTTCTCCTGATTCTCTTTGCCATCCTGATAGTGTCAGCATCATCAGGAAGCATCACCGGAAGTCCTGCGTTTTCCGCAGCGCAAAGTTCGTTAAATTTATAGTTAACTATGCAACGCAATATCGCCTTCATCTCATCGCTAACAGAACGCACCACTTCCCACATGTTTTCCGGCGACCAGCAGCACCAGACATGAGCTCCAGTGAAGTAATGGCACTTCCACGCGTCGGCATAATCAGATACCAGGTAAATGAACTTTCCGTTATCTTCTCCGATTGGGCTTATCGCCCCGCGCGTGAGCTTTCCGTTGATAGCTGAGTCTTTGTTGTATCCAGCACGGAAAAACGTTCTGAATGAATCACCATCCATGCCAATGAACGCCACGTTACACGGCTTCATTGTGTCAGCGCGTATCATCTCAACCGCAATAAGCTCTCCAGATTTAGCTCTGACGACGTTAACGTCGCAACCAATACCATTTATCAACGTCCACTCATTCATCGCGACACGCGTCGTTTTAGCCATGATTGCGGCAACTTCCTGCTCGGTGATGAAGTCGTCATTATGATTTATCTTCGGTAACTCCTTCCTGATTGCTTCCAGTTTTTCACGCGGGTGCATATTCAGGAATCCACCAAGTGCCTCAAGTGCTTCGGGAAAGCTCATGCCAGAGAGTTTCATCAGCCAGGTGATTCCGCTGCCGTTTCCACACTGGTTACAGATGGCGCCGCCGTCACCTTTGTAGTCCAGGTTATCATCGAATCGAAATCTGTCGCGACCGCCGCAACTTGGGCATGGCTGGTGCTTACCATTGAAAACTCTGCTATTCACACTGACGATAGACATGATGGCGGCCTGCCAGTTCCCAAGCATTTTTGGCTCAATGTCTTTCCAGTCGTATCTCATAAATTGACCCTTGATTGTTGGTGTAGATTGAGTATAAGCTAACTGACGTAGAAACATCAACAAAAGGATATAGCAGTGTTCCTTGATAGCATTTTTAAGAGGATTTTTCATGGCAAGCCAATCCCTGTTGCCTTCGGATACCCGCCACGAAGCAACACATGGTTAACCATATACAGAAGACAGAGAACTGGAGAATGGATTTTTGAGTGGGATGATTTGTTTGCCGATGAGAGGCCAGAAGATTATCTATGGAATCTTAGTTATATGTATTTTTATAACGGAATAGATGATGAAACAAAGAAACAAGCAATTGAACACCTTGGCGCGAGGATTTTGTGATGCATAAAATCGACGCAATGATTGCGGAACTTGACATAGATAAATTGCGGTCAGTTGTTCATACAGGGGAAATTGAGCCACGACCATATCAGTGGCTGGTTTATGAAAAGACGGCTGAAGTTATCCGCAAGTTTGGCAAAGACCCGAAACCAAGTTTTGTGACTGCATCGGTAGGTGCGGGAAAGACCATTATGATTGCCATGATTGCGCGACGCTTTCAGGATATGGGGTGGGAAGGTCTTGTTATTGCCAGGCAGGGGGAAATTATTGAGCAGGATGCGGAAGAGCTGTGGAATCTGAGTGTTAAAAACTCACTTTTCAGCGCGTCTCTTGGCAGAAAATCAACGGCATACCCGCTTATTGCTGGTACTGAGGGAACAATAATAAATGGCCTTTTCGATAAGAAGGACGAGTCAGGTAATGTTCTTTCTAAAGGTGCGCTTTCCGATTTTTGCCCTCGCTATATCCTTATTGACGAATGCCACCAGATGAACTGGGAGGACGTGGTAAGCGAAAGTCCTGAAACGCAATATGGCGTAATAATGACTGAGCTTAACCGCAGATGTAAAGCTAAATACGGACATGATGTCATTGTTATTGGATACACAGGTAGCCCGTTTCGTGGCACCGACTCGATTAAGGGTGCTTACTGGAAACATGAAATAGTAAACATTGACACTAAATATCTTGTTGATATTGGGTTTCTTGTGCCTACGATTTTTGGCCTGCATGACATTGATGATTTGCATTACGACCTGTCAGCATTTGAGGCGTCAGGAAGCGATGGAACGCAGGACTTCACTGCCGAGCAACTCAAGCAGATGCAAAAAGAAATCCTTGAGCAAGGGACACTCACGCAGAAAATCATGCTCAAGGTTATGGAGCTGACAAAAAACAGAAATGGCGTATTGATCACATGCGCTGGCAAGAAGCACTGTCAGGAGGCGGCAAAATATTTACCTGAAGGAAGTTATGCGATCGTAACTGAAGATATGGGTATGAAAGCCAGACGCAAGGCATTAAAGGATGCATACACTGGCAAGATTAAATATGTTTTCCAGATTGGTTGCTTGACGACAGGCGTCAATATCCCACTCTGGGATACAAGCGTCATATTACGAAAAATAATGTCACTCACTCTTCTTGTGCAGCTGCTTGGTCGCGGGATGCGCCTGCTGAAGAAAGAGCAAATTGATGCAGGGTATCATAAAGAGGACCATCTGGTTCTTGACTTCTCTGGCACGATGTTTGAGCTTGGTCAGCTATATGCAGACCCAATTCTGGAAGAAGCCGAAGCGCAACGTTCAAAACGCAGTGGTGAACAGGTTCCGTGTCCTAAGTGCGGAACAATGAACAGCCCATATGCGCGTCGCTGCATTGGCAAAGATGCATTGTCGCCAGATGGTAGATGCGAGGAGTTTTTCAGTTATATTCGTTGCGGTTTCGATAAGCACGGCATCCGTATTTTTGATGATGGTTGCGGTACTAAAAACGACCCAACGGCGCGTTATTGCCGACATTGCGATCACGTTTTGCGCGACCCGAATGCGGCACTTAATGAGCGTGCGTATACCGATAATGAGTGGGCTGATGTTATGGATTTCAAAGTCCAGTTAACGAAGGATGGAGAAGGTATTTTGTATCGCTACTGGATTAATCGTTGTGATGGGAAAGAGGGATGGGCTAACGAAGTTTTCTACCCCTATGGCGGCGCAACTCACATGAAAAACATGTTTAAGGCAAAAGCGGTCTTTCCTCACCTTGATGATAAGTCAATGGCGGGTAAAATCCTGAAGTGCCAGAACGCCAAGCAGTTCATGATGTATGCGGGATTGATTAAAGCGCCAAAACGCATCACACATCGTATTAACGATAAAGGTCGTGACATAATCCACAGAAAAGATTTTGCAGGAGAGAATAGTGAAAAAGCGATTCAAGCAGCATGAACTAAGTGATAATGTTTTTGTGTTTGATGATGGCTACCGTGGCAAGTGCCCGCTTGAGGATTCCGACCTGATAGCGTTCAAGTGGTGGATGGATTACCAGTTTCCTGATGTGCTGTGGTTCCATCCGTCTCAGGAGACCAAAAGCAACTCAGTGCAGCATCTGGCATCGCGCGCAAGGAAAGGTGTAAGGTCAGGGGTGTCTGATGTGATAATCCTGACGCCTGGTGTGAGGTGGTATAAAGCGACGATAGAGTTGAAGCGGCATGATTCAACGCTTAGCAAATGGCAACCTGGACAGATACCGTTTCTCAACGATAGCGCCAGCGCTGGTGCATTCTCTGCGGTGGCGTGTGGACTCGACCAGATAAAGATTGCAGTGTTGACGTATTTTGGCTTGCCTTTTGATGTGGGTTGATGTAGATTCATTTACGTGATGATGAGTGAGGTTAACAATGAAAGTCTATTTCAATAATGAATTAACTAATAAGCAATACCACACTGACACCGAGCACATTAACGGATCTGGCCTGTGGAATCTGTATGACAGATGCCCCGCAGCTTGGCGCTACAAAGACGAAGAAGATGAGCAGTCAAAAGCTCTTGTCTTCGGAACCGGAAGCCATACCGCGTTGCTTGAACCTGAACGTTTCGATGCTGAATATGCTCGTATGCCAACCAAAGAAGATTTTGGTGATGACCTGCTCGTTACCGTTAGTGACATGAACTCGTGGGCGAAAGAGCGCGGAATTAAAGGGCTTTCAGGGAAGTCGAAAGCTGAGGTAATCAAAATCATTCAGGCGACTGGCGAACCAGTGAAGATTTACGATGTAATCCGTGAAGAAGCTGAAAAAGCTGCGGCGGGAAAGCAAATGCTGGAAGGTGGTGATTATGATGCCATTCAGCAAATGCGTGCTGTAATCCACGCGAACAGCTATTACAGCAGCCTTCTCGCTGGCGCTTATGCTGAGGTGTCAATTCTTGGTGAGCTTAACGGAGAAAAAGCAAAGGTTCGCTTCGACTGCCTGACAAAAGGTGGCGACATAATTGACTACAAGACAGCAGTAAGCGCAAAGCCTGATGAATTTTTCCGTCATGCTGCGAGACTTGGCTACTTCATGAAGATGGCTATGCAGCACGACATGTTTGTTTCGGCATATGGTCATGCGCCGCGTTCTGTAAACCTTTTAGTTCAGGAAAAGAAATCTCCGTTTATTCCTGCTTTGATTCGTTTGACTGAAGAGCAATTACGAATCGGTCGCATTCAGTTGAATGGTGCAATGGAAATTTACAAGGCGTGCAAAAAAGCCAATTCGTGGCCGGGATATTCAATGGGTAATCCTGTCATCGAAATGGAGACGCCTGAATGGTTCAAAAAACAGTTTAATTTATAATCAGTGAGGTGATGAAAGTGATTTTCTCGGAACAGAAAGCGAATCTGATTAAGGCTCTGGTTGAGGCTCGCAAGGTGATGAGTAGCGGCGCAAAGAAAAACGCCAAAAACCCACACCTGAAAAGCAATTACGCAAACCTTGAGTCGTTTCTTGATGCAATACGCCCAGCGCTTGAGGCTAACGGTCTTATAATCATCCAGAATGCCATTGATGGTGACTCAATGGATGTGTTGAAACTTGAAACGACGATAATGCATGAGTCTGGCGAGTACATGTCATCCGTGATGCCAATGCCTGTTGCTAAAAAAGATGCGCAGGGGTATGGCTCCGCAATGACGTATGCTCGCAGATATTCCATCGCAGCAATGTTTGGTATTGCCCAGGCTGATGATGACGGTAATGCTGCTCGCAAATCTCCAAAAGATGCAGTTGCATTGATTCGCAACGCATCCAGCATGGAAGAGTTAGCTTCAATCTATGGCGAGGAATACAAGTCATTTCGTGGTGATGATGCAGCAACTCGCGTTATTGTTGGTGCTTATCAGGAGATGAAGGCAAAATTCATGGTATCAGGCGAATCATTCAACCCTGCAAAACTGGCTAAACCGCAACCACAACAACCAGAACCGCAGGAAGAAACAAAAGCCGAACATAAACCAACTCCAATTGAAGGATTTTAATAAATGGCACGCGGCGTAAACAAAGTGATTATTGTCGGCACTCTCGGTAACGACCCTGAAGTTAAATATTCAGCATCAGGCTCTGCAATTGCCAACCTTTCCGTTGCAACATCTGAGCAGTGGAAAGACAAGCAAACAGGAGAAAAGAAAGAGCAGACTGAATGGCATCGCGTTGTTATCTTTGGAAAACTCGCAGAAGTTGCAGGAGAATACCTTCGCAAAGGATCGCAGGTTTATATAGAAGGCCAGCTTCGCACTCGTAAGTGGGCTGACAGCAACGGCGTAGACCGATATACCACTGAGAT